GGCCGCGCGCCCCGGCCAAGGGTGGGCCGACTGGCTACCCGAGTGGTTCCGGGGATTCGTGGACGCCGACAACCCCGCCCGCGTCGTCGTCCAAGGCAAAGCCTGCCCCGCCGCGATCCTCGTCGACACGCTCGCCGACGTCGAGGGCCTGACCGTCGTCCCCTGGGTCGGCGGGGACCTGGGGATCGGGTGCGGCCTCTTCTACGACCAGGTCGCGGCCGCTGCCCCGGACTCCACGTCCACCCTGAAGCCTCTCGCCCACCGGGGCCAGGAGGCCCTGAACCTGGCCGCCCACACGGCCGCGCAGCGCTTCTACGGGGATGGCTGGTACTGGGACCGCAAGAACAGCCCCCAGGACGCCGCGCCCCTGATTGCTGCGACCGAGGCCCTGTGGGACCAGATCACCAACGCTCCCGAGGAGCCCGCCACGTCGATCTACGAGGCAGGCCCGCAACCACTCGCCTGAAGGGGATGAATGCTCGTGCGCCGAGACAAGACGCTGACCCGCCTCACCGGCGCTCAGGTCCTCGTCCCCGTTGACGGGGAGACCGTGCGCGGCACCCTCGCCGCGGTGGCTCCCGCCTGGGTGACCCTCACCGGGTGCCAGGCCGGCGACGGCACCACCATCGAGGGGGACCTCATGGTCGCTCTGCCCCTGCCCTGGGTGCAGGTGATCCGATGACACGCTTCCAGACCCTCGACGCCCTGGCCGCGAACCACGCCGGGAACACGGTCCTCGACGTCGTCGACCCGGGTATCCCCCTCGTCGACTACGACGCCTCGGACCGGGACGCCGCCTCCGTGGCCGCCGCCTGGCGCACCCAGCCGGCCATCCGCAAGGTCACCTCGTTCATCGCCGCCAACGTCGCCTCCATCCCGCTGCACGTCTACGAGCGTGTCTCCGACTCCGACCGTCAGCGCGTCACCACGGGCGCCCTGGCACAGGTCATCGGGGCGCCCAGCCCCGCGATGGGCGCATACCGGTTCTGGGAGCGCATCATCCTCGACGGGCTCCTCTACGACCGCCGCGCCGTGATGATCGTCGACGACGGCGACCGCACCGAGCTCGTGCGCATCCCACCCCGCCGGTTCCGCATCGTGTCGGACGGCCTGGACCGGATCAAAGCCGTCCGCATCACCACCGGTGACGGGCAGGTCAAGGACATGGACCCCGCCGGGTTCCTCCTCGACGTCGGCTACTCCCAGTCGAACGGCAAGGGCCTGTCCCCCATCACGACGCTGGCGGCCCTGCTGCGCGAGGCCGCCGAGGCCGTCGAGTACCGGCGCGCCGTCATGCGCAACACCGCACGCCACACCGGGTGGATAAGCCGCCCCACCGAGTGGCCGAACCGGGACGCCCGGAACAACTTCCTCGAGTCGATGCGGGCGTTCCGCGCCGGCGGTGGCCGCGAAGGCGGCGACCTCCTCCTCGACGAGGGCATGGAGTGGCACGACCGCTCCTACAAGCCCACCGACATCGACGACCTGGACGCCCGCACCCTGACCAACATCGAGGTTGCGGGCGCCTACCACATCGCCCCCGAGCTGCTCGGTGACCGTCAGGGCAACTACTCCAACATGGAGTCGATGAGGGAGTCCCTCTACCGGGACAACCTCGGCCCCTACATCCGGGCGTGGGAGGAGATGTGCGCCCCGCTGGCTGACCGGCTCAGTGACGGGCGGGCGCTCTACGTCGAGGCGCACCTCGACGCGAAACTGCGGGGCTCCTTCGAGGAGGCCGCGTCCGTGCTCCAGACGTCGACGGGCGCCCCGTGGATGACTCGCAACGAGGCCCGCGCCCGCCTGAACCTGCCGGCCATTGACGGTGGGGACGAGCTCATTACCCCGCTGAACGTGCTGGTGGGGGGCCAGGCGTCCCCGACGGACTCCGGCACTCAGAACGAGGGCCAGGACACCGACGCCCCTAAGGCGGCCGCCGGCGTGCAGGTGAAGTCAGCGGACCTTGAGGGCGACTGGCCCACGCGGGCTGAGGACGCCCTCAAGCGCCACTACAGCCGTCAGGAGCGGGCCGTCATGTCCGCTCTCGGCGCGAAGGCCGACGGCTGGTGGGACCAGCCCCGCTGGGACCGGGAGCTCGCTGAGGACCTGTACCGGCTCGCCTCTGCGTGCGTCGACGAGATGGGCCGTGAGGCGTGCACCCGCCTCGGGTTCAACCCCGATGAGGACTGGGACCTGCCGCGCACGCAGGCGTACCTCCAGGCGGTCACGAAGGCCCGCGCCCGATGGGTGAACGAGGCGACCCGCAGGCAGATCGAGGCCGTCCTGGCTGAGGCCGGCACGGAGGGCGTACCCGCCGTGTTCGACCGTGCCCGCTCCCAGCGTGCCGCCGCCGGGGCCGCCGCGTTCATCGCGGCCATGGGGTCTTTCGCGACGGTCGAGGCCAGCAAGCAGGCCGCCCCCGGCCGGGGCACCAAGACCTGGATCACGGGCCGTAACCCGCGGCCTACGCACCTGGCGATGAACGGGGAGACGACGCCCGCGTGGACGGACTTCTCCAACGGCCTGTCCTGGCCCGGTGACCCGGCCATGGGGCCGGATGAGTCGGCCGGCTGCAACTGCACCGTTTCCGTAGAGATCACGCACTAAGGAGGGCTCCTCGTGGAGTTCAAGACGACCGGCACCCTGAGCCGGAAGACAGACGGCGACGGCGACCACGCCGGGTTCGTCGGGTACGCGTCCACGTGGACGAGGGACCCCGACTCCTACGGCGACGTCGTCGCCAAGGGCGCGTTCACCCGCACCCTCAAGGAGTGGAGCGAGAAGGGCCTGCCCATCCCCGTCCTGTGGGGCCACCGCCTCGATGACCCGAAGTTCTTCATCGGCGCGGTCAAGACGGCCAAGGAGGACGACCACGGCCTGAAGGTCGACGTCGAGCTCGACGCCGACTCCCCTACCGCCGAGCACGTGCGTCGCCTCCTGAAGAGCGGGGCCGTCGCACAGATGTCCTTCGCGTTCGATGTGCGCGACTCCGGCGACATCGAGCTCGACGACGGCCGCAAGGCCCGCGAACTGCGGGACCTGCGCCTCTACGAGGTGAGCGTGGTCCCGATTGGTGCGAATCAGGACACGTCCATCGAGACCGTCAAGGCCCCCGCCGATGGGGGCCTCACCAGCGAGGAGGTCGCCCAGGTGCGGGCGCTCCTCGCCTCTCAGACCGCCCCCGAGGAGGGGGAAGCCGGCAGCAACACCGACGACGACGCCGAGGCCCCTGAGGGGCAAGACGAAGACCCGGTGAAGGCCGCCGCGCGACTCAACACCCAAATCGCAGTCCTCTTCATTGAGGGAGAAAGGAGCGCTGCATGAGCACGCTCATGGAGGCGCGCGCGGTGGCCCTGAAGGCCGCCATGGACGCCCAGAACGCTATGAACGCTGCCGGTGACCAGGTCACCTTCGAGATGTGCAAGGAGGTGGAGAAGCGCGTCAACGAGGTCAAGGAGATCGACGACCGTATCGCCGCCTCCAAGAGCGCACGCGACATGATCGCGTCCCTCGGCAGCATCCCGGAGGACAACACCTATGAGCCGGGCGAGGAGTCCGGCATGAAGGCCGGCACCTTCGGTGAGCGCTACGTGCGCTCCTCCACCTACAGCGAGTGGGCCAAGGCCCACCCCTCCGGCCTCGGTGAGGGCTCCAACCTGGCCCTTCCCGGCGTGAAGATCGGGGACCTCGAGGAGCTTCTCATCTCCCGTAAGGCCAACGGGCAGGTGCTCGCGACCCCGGTCGCGCACATCGCCCCGACCCGCTACCCGATGGTTGACATGGTCGACCGCCGGCCCCTGACCCTCCTCGACGTCATCGGGCACGGTCAGATGGCGAACGCCTTCGAGTACGTTCAGGTGACTGGCGTCACGAATAACGCCGCCATCGTCAAGGAGAACACGCAGGACACCGACCCGCTGAAGCCGACGTCGGACATGACGACCGCTCTGGCCGACTGCAAGCCCTACACCTTCGCAGACGGCTATGAGGTCACCAATCAGTTGCTCTCCGACGCCCCGGCGTTCGCCGCTTACATGAACACCGCGGTCCGCTACAACCTGGACACGGTCATCGAGGACAAGGTTCTCAACGGCACCGGCACCGAGGAGCCCAAGGGCATCCTCAAGACCACCGGCGTGCAGGAGAAGACCTACACGGCCGGGGCCGACGCCATGGACCTGGCGAAGGCCGTGCGTGGTGGCCGCACCAAGATCACGAACGTTGGTGGCGTCGCTACCGCCGTGATCCTCCACCCCGAGGACGTCGAGGCCCTCGACCTCATGCAGGACGCCGACAAGCGCTTCTACGGGCTCGGCCCGTGGGGTATCGGCCCGCGCACCCTGTGGGGCGCCCCCGTCGTCGAGTCCTCCAAGATCACCAAGGGGCAGGCGCTCATGGGTGACTTCAACCAGGTCCAGCTCCTCGACCGTGAGGGCCTGAGTGTTGTCGCCTTCAACCAGCACAAGGACTTCGCGGCGAGGAACCGCGTCTACGTGCGTGCCGAGCTCCGTGCCGGCCTGGTCATCTGGCGCCCGAACCGCCTCGTTCTGGTGAAGGCCGCGTGATGATCGACGACGGGATGGTCACCCTGAACGGGGTGAGGTACCGGCTGGATGACGCTATCGCCTGGGGGCTCTACAGCCCCCAGGGAGGCGACATCACACCCGATGAGGGGGCCAGTGAGGGCGAGGAGGGGCCGGTGACGGCCGCCGCCCCTGACCCGGAGAACAAGGAGACGCAGCCCCGGGCGCGTCCCACCGCGAAGGAGTGAGGACGATGCCTGACGCCCTAGTCACCCCTCAGGCCGTGGCCGAGGCGTCGGGCGGGCAGGTCCCCGAGGGGGACCCCAGGCTCCCAACCTTGATCGCCGGGGCCACCGATGCGATCCGCCTGTGGTGCGGGTGGCACGTGGCCCCGGTGATCGAGGAGACCCTGACCCTCGACAGTGAGGGGTCAGCGTCGCTGCGCCTCCCCACGGGCCGGCTGGTGACCGCTACCGGCCTGAAGGTCGACGGCGTACCGGTCCCCGATGACGCCTGGGACTACTCGGCGGCCGGCATGATCCGCCTCCGCCGTGGGGTCTTCCCCGACCGGTTCCGTGCCGTGGAGGTCACCATCACGCACGGCTGGCCGCAGGCCCCGTCCCTGGCGGCCGTCA